GCGGGCACCGGGCGGGCACCGGGCGGGCGGGCACCGGGCGGGCACCGGGCGGGCGGGCACCGGGCGGGCACCGGGCGGGCACCGGGCGGGCGGGCACCGGGCGGGCACCGGGCGGGCGGGCACCGTAACAACGTGCAGGAGAGAAGAAAGGCAAACCATGAGCTACATCATCAAACCAGGCGCTGACCTGGCCCGGGCGGACCTGGCCGGGGCGGACCTGGCCGGGGCGACCATGGCCGGGGCGAACCTGACCTGGGCAGACCTGACCCGGGCAGACCTGGCCGGGGCGACCATGGCCGGGGCGGACCTGACCGGGGCGACCATGGCCGGGGCGAACCTGGCCGGGGCGGACCTGGCCGGGGCGACCCTGACCGGGGCGGACCTGACCCGGGCAGACCTGACCTGGGCGACCATGGCCGGGGCGGACCTGGCCGGGGCGACCATGGCCGAGGCGGACCTGACCTGGGCAGACCTGACCCGGGCAGACCTGACCGGGGCGAACCTGACCTGGGCGACCATGGCCCGGGCGACCATGGCCCGGGCGAACCTGGCCCGGGCGAACCTGACCCGGGCGAACCTGACCCGGGCGAACCTGACCTGGGCGACCATGGACGGGGCGAACCTGGCCGGGGCGAACCTGGCCGGGGCGGACCTGACCTGGGCAGACCTGACCGAGGCGACCATGGACGAGGCGACCCTGACCTGGGCGACCATGGCCCGGGCGACCATGGCCCGGGCGAACCTGACCCGGGCGAACCTGACCTGGGCGACCATGGCCCGGGCGACCATGGCCGGGGCGAACCTGGCCCGGGCGACCATGGCCGGGGCGAACCTGGCCGGGGCGAACCTGACCGGGACGAACCTGACCGGGGCGGACCTGGCCTGGGCAGACCTGGCCTGGGCAGACCTGACCCGGGCAGACCTGGCCCGGGCGACCATGGCCGGGGCGGACCTGACCCGGGCGAACCTGACCCGGGCAGACCTGACCGAGGCAGACCTGACCCGGGCAGACCTGACCGAGGCAGACCTGACCGGGGCCAGGTGGGACGACACTACTATCTGGCCGGCAGGCAGCCGACCCTAGGATCGGCTGCCTGGCCAGCGGTGGATAGCCCGAGCCGGGCTCCAAGAAGGGCATCCAGTGCATGACCCAGATCAGGCATTCGCCGCTTTCGCGAACGCGATAGATGGCCTGAGAAACGAATTCGATACTTTAATCGATACCCGTCCGCTAAGCGAGCGAATGGGACAGAGTGCTAGTCCAGCACTCCGCGATTTCACGGACATAGCATGCACACCTAGGAGGACAGAAATGGCAACGCTCGCGCAAATCGTTGGGCAGCTCAATGCCATCGAGCGGCAATCTGATCTACTGACACGACAACTCCAAATGGCCAGAGAGGCCCTTCGGAGCGTCAGCGAAACATCCCGACAGATCGAGGGGATGACGCGACAGATCACAGACGGTACCGGGGTAAAGCCGAAAGCATTGCTCGCGATCAACCAGCGGGCAGGGTCTGTCACTACGACCGTTTCGCAGGCACTCCCGGTACTTTCCCGGCACTTTGAGTCGGCGAAGGTCATCGGAGACGAAGCCCGAAAGTACAAGATCGCGCTGATGGGAGGCTGATCTGGCCGGAAGGCCGTAGCATCAGCAGAGCAAGTGCTGCTCGGCTGGTCCCTCATCCCCCGTGACCACCCGAGCAAGGAGGCCCGGTAGCGCCATGAGCGCTACCGGGCCTCCCCTTGTTCCAGGTCAGCTAGAGATCATGCCGCGGATTGCATCCTGCACAGCGGCAATGATCACTGGCTTGTCGGCATCACCGAGCGGGGTATCCGGATGGGCAACTAAGGCCTCCGCGATCCTGGTCACCGCAGCGTCGTCAAGCTCGACGGAGACGATCCCGGCCGGAGCGACGTTAGCCCACTCGGCCGGCCGATCCCCGATGATCTGACCAACGAGATCACGGTTGCCGACCACCCGAACCGACCCGCCGTATCCGAGGCTCAGGGTGCCCTCGGCCGCGAGGGTTTTGATGTCTGCCATCTCGGCCTCGCTCTTGACCCATCGTCCCTGAACTCCGTCTGTGAAGATCACAGCGTTCGACCCGGTCCATCGAATGAAGCTCTGCATGGTGTCTCCCATCTCGTGTGCTGGCTCGGTTGGCGTGTCGCTGGGAAGCGCGATCGCCCATGGCTGGGTTCCGTCCGCGACCCGGTTGTCCTTGACGGTCGACACGTGCATGTGGCCCGTGTGCGGATCGGACCCAGAGTATGAGCGCCATGTCCAGGGGGCATTCGTGGCGCTGAAGATCCGCCGGTTAAAGATCACGTAGGCGACCCTCGGGTCACGTGACCTCCGAATCGCCTCGCTGATGATCGCCATGTCTGCGCCATGACCGGGATCCTGTGTGTAGTCCCTCGCCCGGACGATCCCCTGAGCATCCGGGTTGTGGTCACTCACCGTGCCCTGGTGGGAAGCATCCCCGATGCTCCCGTCCGAGGCCTTGTCGCGCCATGGCGCGACCGCATTGATCTGCTGAAGTAGCTTGTCGAGCCCATAGGACACTCGCCATGTCATCCTGGACCACCATCCAATCCCACCATCATCGCTACTTGACCGCCTCAACGATAGGCACAATCAGAGCAGCGAGAGCAATCAAGACCGCGATCGCGGGAAGTGGCCACCGAGCACGCTCAAGCACCCGGATCCTGGTCTCGTGATCAGTCCGTGACCGGGTCGTTTCCTCCGTCGCGACCGCCATCCGATCAACCGCCACCCTCAACGAGACCACCTGGTCATACACTTCGCGGAGGCCGATCACGACCGGCCCGATCTCCTCGGTCACGCGAACGGCCCCTTGAGATCTTGCCACCCGACATGCCAATTGCTGTCAGACGTGGCGCAATCGTAGAGCTTCAAGGTCCCATCCGTACTCGCCTCGACCACAGGAGTGATCGTCGTGGTACTCCCGAGGCCCGAGCAGTTGAAGTCCTGCTTGTACGTCGGCTTGTACCCATCCGGAAACGTAGCGATCAACTGACCATTACCGGCCGGCGTCCCCGTGAACACCAGATAGAACCGAATGAACTCGGTCCCGTTGAGCAGGTACATCGTGTACTGACTTGGCAACCAACCAGAAGCCCGGTTAGCAAATGGACTCTCGATCGCGAAGTTATGGAACGAATCGTATTCGAGAGCCTTACTCACCTCATCGAACCATGATCCGACGGGCGAGCCGACCGGAGGCGATGTCACCATGTTGATCCTCTCCTCTTACAAGACCCGGAGACCCGGGCGCCACAACCGCACATCAGCCCCGTCAGCATGCGTCTTGACGACACCGTTAACGCTCCGGGTGACGACGAAGGCCTGTGGGCTCGTCGCATCCCGGAACTCCCCGAATGTGCACTCCACCGGCAGGCTGCCAGAGTAGCCACTCGACAAGATCGCTCGTACACCTACCGACCCAGCTGCAGCCAGCGAAGCATCCGTCACCTCCGCCATCCATTGGGGTTCGCTGAACCCATCCGCCCAAGCCTTCGCCCGGAGCGTCGTACCAGCCACCTGGAACCGGAGCGCTACTCGACTTCCGGCTGCATGAACAAGATCCGTGGTCACGGTCGAGGAGATCGCAGATTCCGTGCCAGCTACCCGCTTCCGAACCGTGAGCTCAACAGCTTGTGCTGTCGTGAAAGCCAACCGCGCCGAGTACCAGTTGCTCGTGTCAGCCACCCTGGCAAGCAGGTGCATGTACTCGCTGCCACCCACGGCAAGATGATCGGTAGCGACCGACACCACCAGGTCAACGTCAGCCCCCGGGGCCGAAGCCAGACAGTATCTTGAGACGTTCGCCGAACCGGAAGAGATCGCACCGAACCCCGAGAGGGCACCCTGGACCACGGAGGCATACCGGTAGAAGTCATCGGTGAAGATTCCAGCCGCCCGAGCCGCCGACCCGTAGTCTCCGCCCGGGAAGAACGACTCCCTGAGCGCCTGAGACATCTCCAACTGGACCCCACCAGAGATCAGGTTGGCGTTGCAGATGTTCCCAGCATCAGTCCCCGCGATCTCGTAGGGTGCTGCCCCGGCCGCGTAACCAGCCCGGCCGAGAGCCGCTATCACCGCACCGGTCAGCAGTGGATCGAGACCACCGACCGCGGTCTCCGGGAGGCCGGCCGTCCCGACGTACCCGTGAAAGGACACTGTCCGAGATGACGCGGCGACCAGGGCAACGGCGGTCGGTTCGTCGAAGTTAGTCGCCGTGATGTGCAGAACCGAATTCCCGGTTGCCTTGATGCCCTCGAACTTGTACCAATCCATGCTCTCTCCGGCGACTTCCCGAGCCATCTCCCCGGAGCCGGGCTCGATCCCCCCAGCGTGGATCGCGATAGAAGCCCACGTTGCACCAGCCGGAGTACCAGACAAGATCTGGTAGTCGACCCCTTCAGTCTCCGCCGCTGCAAGCGCCGCGTAGTCGGCATACGTGTCAGCCATGATCTATCCCCCTACGTGGTGATCGTATAGAAGTCGCTGGCCGAACCACCCGTACAGGTCCAGGTCTCGCCGGTACTCGCCGTCCCCCAACCGCCCGTCTCGACCCGGTCGAACCGGTCATGGAACCGGTCCAGGATGCTGGTAGCGGTAACCCGCTCACCGTCGATGTCCAGGTCAACCGGCAAGTGCGTCGTCTCCGTGGTCCACAACGGGCCGCTACTTGTCGCCACCGACAGCGCCGTGCTGGTCGACGTCGACGCTCCGACGACAGTCGAGTACTCGGCCTCCGACCGGCCGAGAGTGTTGCTGCCCCGGGTGAACGCGTCGTACGGCCGCGCGGAGGAAACCACCAGGGACGCAGTCCAGTCGACGTCTGTCAAGTTCTCGGTCCACCCCTCGACGAAGACGTCCAGACCTTCCGGCATCCCGGCAACACCCTCCACAGCCGCCCGGATGGGTTGGGTCGCGATTGCAGCCAACCAGGGAGCCACGAGAGATCCGCCGTCCGTGGACAGATCAAGGTCTACCTTGCTTACCCCAGGGACATCGGGAGGCAACTGGGCCGCAATCCACTGCGCGATGCTGGTAAGCGTGTCGTCGCTGAACACGTTGACATCGGCGGTTGACTCGACACCCCCCTTGGCCAACACCTCGTCATAGGTGACAGTGACGCTACTGCCGTTAGTTCGGCTGACCTGGATTCCGCCGATGGTCTCGCCGACCTTCTGTGCTGGAACCGGGCTGCTGGTCTGATGCTCAGGTTTGATCGTCAGGATCGGGGCTGCCCCGTACCGAGATGCCCTCGTGGCATACCTCAACGTATGCGCGTCGACGCGTTCGACGAGCCGCCCGAAGTCGGCGTCTTCGACGTCCCGGAGGACGTCGATCAGACGTGCCGTTGGCTGAGGCCCGAGCAGCGTTGTCTCTGCATACCCGGTGACGATGTCGATCGTCGTCTCATCCTGAGTGATCGCCCGGTACAGGCGGGTGTACGCGTTGTCCTCGGCGAATCCCTGCGACCCGAGGTAGGTCTCTCCCGGCGTGTAGGTGTTGTGAACAACCACATGCCCAACAGACCCGGACTTCAGAGTCGTCGTCGACACGGACATGAGCTCAAGCTTGGTTATTCCGCCAGCGGAGATGGTTGTGTCTGTGTCGTTTACGGTATTGCCCCCATCTAAGGTCATGTCGACCCGGGTAGACCCACCAGACGGCTGAACCCTCACCTGGACGTGATGCCACTCTCCGTCCAACACCAGCTTGGTATCCATGTCCAAGACAACAAACCCACCACCAACGACCTCCACACCGACAAGCCGAAGCACATCAGGGTCTGCGCTCCCACCATCCCACCCGAGGTCAATGGTCCAGGTGGCAGCGGTCGAGTCTGCCCCGGTGTACCACGTGATCGGAACGTAGTCGGTGTATGTGTCCGTCAGCCGCTCGGCCCGAACCATGAACTCAACGGTCCAGCCGGTACCCGTCGCGGTGTCGAGCGGAATCTCCCACGCGGTGGTTCCGCCGACACCGTCCCGCACGAACTCCGGGAGGCTCCGCGGATCCCCGATCGGCCCGGTGATCTGCGCGAACTTGATACCAGCAACATCCAGCGGGGTAAGACCAGCTATCGGCGTGGCAGCCCGAGAGGCTATCGCGCCGTCTGTCAGCGGAAGGTACAGCACCGGTGCTTCCGCGGTGATGATGCGCTCCAACGGGGATCTGATCTTGTCTTTCCATTCCATCCACCGGAGAGCCGATGACGCTTCCAAGTCGGCATACCCTGTTCCGTCCGTATCCCACCTAGCTTCGATCCGAGACAACCGACCATAGAACCACGGCTCGTCCTCGACGTTGATTGCGACGATCGAGCCCAACCACCCATCGCGTTCCCAGTACTCGCCGGACGGATCCCATGGGTTCCAGACCCCAGCGGGGAGGTCCGGCTCACCACCAGCACCCACGGTCTGCAGTGTGAACGTAACCCGCCCCGGATCGGAACTGGTAGCGGACGGACCCGACCTGGCGAAGGTCCGGTTGATCCCATCCTCAGCCCGGACGTAGGCACTCACGTCCGTGAGATGCGTCCCATCGAAAACGATCACCATCTCGACAAGTACCGGATCGGCAGGGAAGCCCATGTCTATCTACCTTTTCGCTACGGAGACGATGCCGTTGCCGTTGCCACCGACCACGCTCACGGCATCCCGGATCACCTCAACGATCATGTCTGACATCCGGTTACCAACCGACCGGATCTCAAGGACGATCTTCTGGCTTGACCCGCTGCCGACCAACGACCGGCTGGCAGACCGACCACCAGCACCGGACGTCAACGGTCCGTACAGGCCCTCTCCGGCCGCCTCGACCTGGCGGCTTCCGGCACTCATCCCGCCGACAAGCCCTGCAACGATCCCGGTCGTCGCGAGGTCATGCATCACCTTAGATGGAGATCCGATGCCCATCGATCGCTTGAACCCGGCCAGGAAGTTGCTCGCCATGCTTCTTGCCAGGGATTCCAGTCGGCCGGCCGCACGCTGGATGCCGTTGACCAGCCCCCCTATGATGTCGCCTCCTAACCCAAGCAGCCTCCCGGGCAAGCCAGACAGGGCACTCCACACCCTTCCGGGAAGAGCCGCGACGTGACTCATTGCCCACCCGACTCCGGTGGAAACAGCCGATGCGGCCGACGACCAGGCCGAGCTCATCACACCCATCAGCGACCCCCGCAGGGACAGCAACGCGCCGATGATCCTCCCGGGCAACCCGAAGACGAACCCGACGATCCACGTAGCGACCGAGGACGTGACGCTCATCGCCGTGTTCCATGCCCAGGTGAAGACCCCGGAGACCAAACCAGGCAACGCCTGAAGTGCGGCGACAGCCTGTGCGGGGAACCGCATCACGGCTTGAACGATCTGTCCAAGGACGTAGCCAGCAGCGAACGCAGCTTGCGTGAATGCCGAGGTGATCAGGTTCCATAGCATCGTCGGCAACGCCTGAAGCGCGGCACCGATCCGGGACGGCAGCCCGGTCACCCATCCGACCGCAGCATTCCACGCTGACTTGATCTTGTCCCAGACCCCGACGAAGAACCCCACGAACGGACCAGAGAACCAACTCCCCACCGCTGAAGCAGCACCCTTGATCGCACCCCACGAAGCCTTCCAAGCTGTCTGAAACCACGTCGTCTTCGTCGCGATCAACACGATCACGCCGATCAACAGCAGGACGCCGGCCACAATCCACGTAATCGGGAGAGCCCAGAGCGACAAGCCGAAAGCCCAAGTAGCCGCCGTCCCGACAGCCTCCGCTGCAGCCATGACACCCTGCACAGCAGCCCATGCCTTCGTCGCTGCAGACACGACACCGATAGCAGCACCTACCCCGACGATCCACGGCATCGCCTTCTGCAGAGCATCACCATGCTTCGTGATCGCATCAGAGAGACTGTTCGCGTACGGCAGTGCTGCTGACATCGCGTTCGTCAGTCCGGTCTGCAGAGCGGCCTTGAACTTCTGAGCACGGGCCGTCCCGGACTCCTGCAGGGTGTCTCCCGCGGCCTTGACCGATCCGGAGATCTGTCCCATCGCAGCAACCGCGGTGGATGGATCGATCGCGTACAAGGCCTGCCCGAGGTCCTCAGCCTTCGGGCCGAACAACGCCACAGCAGCCGATGCCCGAGCAACCGGGTCGGTCATCGACCGGAGCCTATCCAACGTCAGGTCCAGCGCAGCTGACGCGCTTGATCCTCCCTTGCCGACCTCGGCCGCCATCGTCGTAGACGACAACCCGATCAACTCGAAGCCCGTCGCTGTAGCCTTCGACCCATCGATCGATCTAATCGAGAATTCCTTCATGGCATCAGCGACAACATCAAGATCCCGCGCGCCAGCCTTAGCGCCTTGCTGGAGCATCCCCATCGACGTGGCCCCATCAAGACCAAGGTCGCGGAACTTGGTCGAGTACTCACTCCATGTATCGAGCAGATCGTCAGCGAGATCACCGGTCCCCCGCAAGCCGGCGTAGATGATGTCGTAGGCTTCCTCCGCTGAAGCAGCCATCCCCGTCTTGAGCATCTGTCCAGCGGCTCGGGCGCCACGCGTCACATCCACCTCATATGCAGTCGCCAGGGTTTCGGCGGACTGAACCGCTCGCTGGACCCCAGCGGTATCCGTTGCCTCCGCAAGCCCCGCCTGAATGGCCACCCGCGCGGTGTTCATGTTCTCCGACACCGATGTGCCGAACCCCGACGCGTAGGCCTTCCCCGCGGCTGCCCCGATCCCGGCCGCTGTCGCCTTGTCGACGCCGAGTTGGGCTTGCACCTTCAGCTGTGCGTTGCCCTTCTCGATGGCACCCGCGAGGCTCGTCATGATGGCCGCACCAGCGGCAGCACCGACAGCCAAACCCGCAGTCTGGAGTTTGCCCTTCCACTTGCCCGTTGCCCGGTCCATCGTCCCGGACGCTCGGCTCATCGCTTCCTCGGTCGCATCTCCGACAGCCGACATCCCGGTGCCGACCGCGCGTGTTGCAGCAAGGGCACCAGCCGGGTTACCCAGCAGGTTGAAGAGCAGGCTCGTATCGGACATGGCTATCCTCTCGCTGCCTTCCGTATGGTCTCTGCCAGGACCTCGGCAGCCTCACGACGTGCCTGCGGTTGGGCCTCTCGCATCGGCTCATCGAACCAGCCAGGCTCCCCGATCTGAGAGACCCAGGCGTTACCGCCATACACCGGGTGCCGCCAGCCGGCCGGGCGGTTAAGCCGATTCGGGGCGTTGACGAACCCACGCGGCAGCCCAGACCGCTTCCTGACGCTCACCCGCACGCCAGCACTCTTCCCGCCGGTCGCGGCCTTGACCCGGACTTGGCTGGCTACCTTAGCGCCGAGCGAGCCGCCAACCGACCGCTGCGCAGACCGGTGCGGGATCGCCCGGACTCGGCCCCTGGCCCGAGCGGCAGCGGGCTCGGCAGCTGACTTCAGCGCGGCGACGAGCTCCTTGCGGAGCGTCTTCCCATCGGAGATCTTCCGGAGCCGTTTCGCTACCTCGCGGAGGTCCTTCACGTCTGCCTCTATCAACTGCCCAGCCATGGCTACCTTTTCTTCGCATCCTTCCGGGCATTGTCGACAACGCTCTTAGCGTCCTCCCACTGGCTTACCGTCAGCCGGCGCACGTCCCACGGAGCGATGTGCAGCAACGACGCGACGTCAATCCAGTACTCGTCCACCTCGTCGTCTACTCGGCTTTTCCCTGACCTTCCGGAGCCGAATCAAGCTGCTCGTGCAACGCTTCGATGATCTCTGCCTTCTCGGCTGGGTCCTGCCGTCTACGTGCGTTGACTTCGTCGATAATCGCGGAGACTTCAGCTTTGGTGTATTCGACTTCGATCTCATCAAGCCGCGGGTCGACGTCCTCAAACCTGATCATCGGGTGGTCACGCCACAGCAGGTACCACAGCAGCACCCTGCGTGCTCGTGCCGACCCAGCCTGAACAGCCGCCAGGAACCGGGAATAGCTTGGCTTGTCTACGTCGTACCGGCGCTCGATCACGTCCGCGGCAGACAGCGGGACATCCTTGGGATCGAACTCCCACGTTTGGGGCTCGTCGGCCCCGGCCTTCCGATAGGTAACGATCATGTCCCTCATCGTAGGCCCAGCAAGAGGCCACGCCCTACAGGTAGGACGTGGCCCGTGGATGAGCTACCGGACAGGCCGGCTGTCAGGCAACGTTCCGGGCGATCGCGCCACTTGACGGGAAGTCGCAGTCGACCTCGACCAGGTCCCCGGGCTTGCCCTTGATCGGAGTCCACGCGTTGACGAGCAGGCTGCCCGTCCATGACGGGTTGGATGCGCTGACCGCCGCATCGTCAGCCTTGACGACAAAGGCGACAGCGGCGCCAGCCACGAACAGATCCCACATGATCTCATCGAGACTGTTGTCCGTGAAGTCATTGAGGAACTTGACCTTCACGCCACCTTCCTTGCGACCACCACGGACCTCCTTCCAACCACCAGAAGCGAAGGTTGTCTTGTCCTTCTCGTCGACCTTGACGCTGACCTCGCATTCCGTAGTCCACGAGGTGAGATCGTTGCTGTCGATACTCAAGGTCGCAGCCTCAAGCACCATCGTTGTCCCGGTAGCCATCGCGCGGTCCTCCTGTTAGTAGATCCCAGCTGCGACTACAGCCAGGAAGCTCTCATCACCAACGGCCGACAGATCCCACTCTGCTCGATACCAGGTGTCAGCGTGGACGCCGGCAGCGGACCGAAGGGCCTCGCCGCCCACCACGGACTCTTGAGCGAACGTGATCCGAGTCTCCGGTGATCCGGTGAAGTCCTCAACCGAATCTGAAGTGATCGTGACGTCAAGCGTCGGGGCAGCCCCAGCAACGCTGAGGACGTGAAGGGTCGCGTACAGCCGCTGGCCGGCCGCGAGTGCGCCGAGCTCAAACGCCGACCCGACACCATCGGAAGCCAGGGCCGCCCCGGAGCCGATCAGGAACATGCCGCGTGCCACCGGCCATGACGACATGCACTCGATCTCCCAGGGGTCCAGCGCACCGACCTTACCCAGGGTCTTGTAGCTTCCGCGGAAGACCTTCGTTAGGTACGCCAGGTTGCCCTCTGTCGCCTCGTCCGGGCCGATGGTCCAGGGATCTACCTCGCCGAGCCTCGCCCATGCGTCGTACTCGACGGTCCCGGAGCTTCCCATCTCGACCATCCCAGATGCGGTGATCGCAGCCTTCGGGAGGCCACCGCGGACCTCCTTCCACCCGGCGCTTCGGAACGAGGTCTTGTCGAGCACCTCCCGGTCAGCTGCCATGGAGACCTCGTTGGACTGCCCCGACAGATCACACCCAAGGACGAATAGCCTCGTGTCAATCAGCGTCTCGGTGTTGCCTGTGCTCATCCCGTCACCTCGATCTCGATCATTGCACCGTAAGGGTCAGAGCTACCGAACGGGTACTTACGGTATCCGTTGATTGCTGACACAACGATGGTGTGCGCGGCTCCATCAAGCGGCAACGTGCCCGGCACCGCCCGCATGTCGTACAGCGCGGCCAGCACGGACCCGGATCCGGACTCAGCAAGGTACGCGTCGAGAGCCTGCTGTCCGGCCATCGGGTCGCTATCCGACACGAACACGTAGGTCTCGATCACTGCCTTTTGCCGACCACGGAAGGTGATCCTCGGCTGGATCACAACCCCAGCAACACAGAAGCACGGGGGAACTACCAGGTCAGGGAGGTAACTCCGGCACTCCAACCCCGTGACTCGGGAGGCAACCCCTACCGCGATCGCCGTCTTCACGTCGCTGATCTGCACGTGTCATCCCCCCGAGTACTTGACGAAGTTAGCGACCAGCGGAACAAGATCCGGATCAAGGCGAGGGATCTGCGCGATACCCCAATCCGCGGAACCCTTGACCCCGGACGGCGACAACCGCCGATCGAACAGCCGCAACGACTGCAGCCTGGTAGCGGTCACGACACCATCCGGGTACCTGACCGGCCATCCCCACTGTGTGGTCACGCCGACCCGCCGGTAGGCATCCCAAGACCCACCATCGATCGCTATCGCCTCGATCGCGTGGCCCCGCGCAATCGCGTTGTCCGGGGCCGTCAACACGGTGCCCGTCAACTCAACACCATCGACCGTGATGGTCAGAGCTTCGCTCGTTGAGATGTCGTCGACGAGCAGCCACGACCGGACAGTCCCACCAGCCCTACGCCGGTACACCCGCTGAGACGTCTCGTACATTCGCTCTGTCGCTACCAGGTCGCGGCTGAACACACGTCCACCGCACGCTGTCTCGACGGCACGGGACGCACCGACCAATGCCCGTAGCAGCTTACGATCATGCTCGGTGCCGGTCAGGTCAAGCTCATCTTTGACATTGGCCAAGGTCTCGTAGACCAGGGTCGAGGTCACGTATACCGTGACGGCCTCGGTCACAGCCTCGGCAGCGATCTCCCCGGACAGGGTCGCTGTGTATACCCCGTCCGCGAGAGACGTGCTGGTTGACCACACGTAGGTGTACCGGCCGGATCCTCCGGCACCTACCCCGACCGCGGTCGGCCCGACGACCACGGCACTGTCTGAGTCCGTGATGGTCAGGCTCGCGGTGCCGACATCCAGATCGGCATCCATAGCCCATACCAGCGCGGCATCAGTGCCAGCCTGAACAGTGACGCTACTCATCGTCATCTTCTACTTGCAGGAAGACGACTCCCCGCGGAGTGAGGAGATCCAAGTACCGGATCCACGGCAACGCCCGAAGCTGATCTCCGAGCGGGTTGTGTTGCGGCCCAGTGTCATGGACGCCGATGATCGCGCCCGGAGCCAACCACCCGAAGTCACGCAACGCGACCAACTCCGGGATCCGAAGCTCAGTCAAGGAGTCCAGCCACGCGAACCCCACAGTCCCGATGGACATCTCTCCCCTACGCTCTACCGGGACCGTCAGACACGGCAGGCTCTCAGACTGCACGATGTCAACAGGGAGACCGGAGCATCGACCTGACGCGATCTGCCATAGCTGACTAACCGGTTCCAGCGACAGCAACCGACCATGCCCGTTGGCGACCAACGCCCGGCCGATCGCGTTTGATGTCTGCCCGATGCACGCACCCGTCTCGACGACGAGACTTGGCTGAAGTGCCCGGACGAATCTCGCGACAAGCTCCGTGACCTCGATCTCGGTCGACTGGGCATCGGGAGAGTGCCACAGCTCAGGGTGCGGGCATTCTGGTCTGCGGGCGGTCCAGCGCGATTCGGGATGCAAAGGGAAGACGTCCTCGCTCGGTTGCTCTGACATCGGCCGGGGGCTTCTGGATTCCCGGGCGTTCCGTTCCTGGTCATAGGTCACCTCGTCCAGAAACAACCCATCGCGGTGATGGGTGGTCTGCACACCGGTGTCTACGTGGATCTGATCACCGACCGCCGCAACCCTGGCGCAGAACGAGAGGTCCTCGCTGAACCAGCGTGGTTTGCCTTCCGGCGCGGCCGACGGGTGCTTCAACGGCTCGAACCAGACCGGTCCGATCTCTTTCTTGATTCGCTCAAGCAGCCCCCGGTGGATGAGTAGGCACGCGGCCCCGGTGGCGTCCACCTGGATAAGCTCGTTCCGGGGGTAGTCCAGGATCGGCGCGAAGCCTTCCTCCTGGGTCGAGTCAACCCTCCCGTACTTGAAGAGTGTCGGTTCGATGCGCCAACGCCTCGCCCCTAGATCAGCAGGGACGCTCGGGTCCCACTTCTGGCGGAAGCACAACGCGCCGACCATCGGCCGTTGCTCCTCGTCGGCAACAAGCAGGAGATTGTCGAGGAGATCCGGAGCGAACCCCATATCGGTATCGATCGTCAGCATCCAGTCGGCTTTCGTATCAGCCAGGAACCGTTCGATCAGCTTGTTGCGTCCGTGCGCGACCTCACCGACCCCGGCCTCAACATGCAGATACCCGCAACCCTCGCGGATCATCCTGGCCTCGTGCCCAATATCCCAAAGCTGCAGATTGGTTAGAGATCGGCCGAACACCGATGACCAGGTGCCGCCGTCGATTATGGCGAGCGCGACTCCCCCGCTGGTCTGATCGTTCACTTGGTCCTCCCACCACGCCGGGTTCCCGGACGGGCCGATGCGTCCTCGATCCGGACCGAATCGATCTTAGGTGAGTCAACGGCAAGACCGATCTGATCGAACAGCCACGCCGCTTCTCGCACCATGTAGTGATCCTCCGGGTACGAGACCACCGGGTTCGGTACTTCCATCTGTCCAGTTGCCTTGAAGTACACAGCGTGCTGTCCCGGATAGGAGACCCGGTAGTACTTCTTGTCGCTCATGACCTCTCCCTAACCCCATGAAACGAGATGGGCCGGTCGGCCCCGTGGGAACCCGACCGGCCCGATTGCCAGCGTACGCCTTGATCCTTACTCAGAGGTCTTGTCCTGCAGCATCCGGAACGCCACGTCAAGCACCGAATCCGAGCCGTTACGCCACCAGCACACCCAACCCCGTTCACCGGTCGGCATCCCGCCGGTGGTCTGCGAGGTCAAGTTCTGAATGAACTCAACCGCCATACCGGCCGGCCGGTCGACGATCACGAACTTCGACCAGTCGCCGACAACGACCTCATTGTCCCGGACCGTGGTCGTCACGTCCGCAGGCATGTCGTCGCTGGTGTGCCATGGCTTGCCCTTGAGCGTCGGGGCCAAGGCCTCGGCCAGGGTCCCGGTGTACGACGAGCCAACCGCCGTCCCAAGCTGCTGAATTCCGTCAGCCCATACGTCGTTCATCAGCCATTGCGCGTTACGTCGGAAGCGTTGAGGGACCGCCCTGAGCAGGCCGTTGATGTCGACGACACCGATCGTTGCCGCGGTGGTCGACGTAACCTCGACGTTCGTGTTCGCATCAAGCGCGGTCACGATCCCGGTTGCCTCGGTTGTTCCGGCGCCGTTGCAATGCTTGTCGCCCTCGAGGACGTCCCGCGAGTCCGCGAACAGCATCAAGAGCTCACCGGCAAGATCCGGGATGTCCTCAACCGCCTGGTAGGTGGCCTTCGCGAATGTTCGGTTCGTGAAGAGCGGAACCTCCGGCTCCGAGAACGACGGGCTGTCATCGGAGATTTCCGCGTACTCGGCATCCGTCGATGCCGTCATGCCAGCGGAGACGATGCCCTTCCAAGTGTTGCCCTGCCCCGGGTCCAGCGTCACTACCCGAGCGATCTGGCGGACCACGTTCGCCGATCCATCGCTCGACAGCATGATCGTCGGGTCCAGGTACAGAGGGACCAGGAACCCACCAGAGGTAGAGGTACCGACCGCGATTGCCGCACGCTCTTCAGCGTTGAGCGTCACTGCGGCCATCGGACCAGACCTGACGATCTTGTTGAAGGCAGACGTGTACTCGGGCAGGCTCCGCATCAGAAGCTGATGCCCCCATGCGCGGGTAGCTGCCTGGTTCCATTCCGGAGAGTCGCTCTGCCTGGTCAGGTGTCGCCTAAGCACCCTCTCGATGTGCTTCTCGTCTTCGCTCCGGAGCAGATCGACCCGGCCATCGTTCATGCGCAGCAATTCGCCGACGACGTTACGGCCGTCCCAGCCCTGATGCACTCCGCGCTGAACAAGCTCACGAGCCCGCGTGAAACGATCCGACCCAGACGGATTCCCGAGATGCAGCGATCGCCACTTCTTACGGGAGTCCTTCACTCGTTGGGATCGCTCGGCCGAGTCCTGCTCGACCTCCGCGGTCTCCAGTGCGCTTCGCGCTTCGGCCTCGGCCTTGTCTGCCTCGTCGCGTTCGGTCTGCGCACTACGCTGGTCTGCGTCTAGTTTGTCCCATTGGTTTCGCTGCTCTTCAGTGAGTTCATCCCCGGCTTCCGCATCAAGCTTGCGGAGGCTGGCAACGATCTCTTCGTTCCTGGCCCTGGCCGCTTCGGCCCGGTCCCGCGCATCCCGGAGCGCGGCCCGTAGTTCGGCGATCGTCACTGGTCACTCCCTGGCCTACCGAGATGCAAGGCTTGCCTCTCGGATCCTGCGGGCACGCGCCGCGCGTCCCGCTACCTCCGAGCGGCCTCCGGCCGGCTCGTTCGGCTTGCCCGACGCGGCCCGCTCCTGCTCGCCGGTGGCCTTGCCGGCCGGCCCCGCAGTGCTGGTGCGTAGATCCATAATGCGCTTCCGGAGCGCGTCAATGGAAGCCGGATCCCGGTGCGCCATCCGCTCATACAACCGATCAGTGTCCGACCGGCAACTGTTGAGCTCACTCGTGGCCTCCGGGTTGGCCGGCCACGTCACCGGACCCGCCTCGAACAACCGGACCTCCCGGATCGTCCGCTCGGGCAACCCATCCGGGTTGCTGTCGGATGCGCCCGGGTCGTGGTTCCATTCGTCCTTTACTACGTTGAACATGAATGATGATCCATATACACCCTCGCGGAGGCCCGGTGCCAAGTCCCGGTTGTAGGTCGTGTCAAACAGGTCCGCTTCGAGCACCGCATAGTCGCTGTCTTCGCGGAGCACGTCAACCCGACCGAGCGGCTTGTCTCCGACATAGAAGTCGTATCCGTGGTCGAACAGTGAGACGATCTGCCCGGTTCCCTTCGGTCCCCGCTCCTTCATGGTCTTGCGGAACGCACCCCTAGAGGTCCGTTCCAGGAACCTTCCCTCCCACCAGGAATTGATCTCATACCAGTTGTCGAACCGTGAGAATCTCACCACCATCCGGCCGAGCGTTCCGTCTGCCGTCTCACCATCGGTTCCTGCTCGGGTCGGTAGCGACCGGACCACGACAAGCTCCGGCATCTCCACAGCCGGGACAACAGCACTGTCTGTATTCACTTCGTACCTCCGGGTGCTTCGTTTCCGGCTGGGTTCGTCGTCGGGTCGCTCTGTACTCCGCCGCTGTTCGGCTCGTCTCCCCACGTCACCGGTGGAAGCCCCTCGATCGCACGGACCTCATTGACAACCTTCCACCTGTTCTGCAGCGCCGACGCATGCGCTTGGAACCTGGCAAGCGTCGTCGACTCAAGCAACGCATCCCGGTCAAGGATCACGTACTGACCGACCGGCAGCATCCATGAGAACATGCGCTCCAACCGGCGGATCCACTTACCCAGCGACAAGACAAGCAGATGTGTCATCCGAGACTCAACGTTCGCGTAGGTCAGCGAGCCACCTGATTGATACCCAAGGACCTCGGCCACGCCAGGGCCGAACATCCGGCAGCACTGGGCCTCGCTCGCGCCGAGAGTTTCCAAGAACTGACTCTCCTCCGGCACAACCTGCAGCGCCTTGAAAGACCACTGCTTACCTACCAGCGCCGGTTCGCGGCTTCCCCGCAACCCGGCCATGAACCGGTTCTTGATCTGCTTGACCTGGTCGTCCGTCAGTGCCCATACGTCCACCGCGTCAGAGCTCAGGATCCCTGACGGGTGCGCTCCTTCCGTGAACCACTGGACCCCGTACCTCTGTGCCATCAGCGGCAAGGCAATCTGTGATGCGTGCCGGGAGATCACAGATTGCCCGAGGACCGTCTCTGGTAGCGGGTTGACTCTCCGGTGAACGAAGGTCTCCATGTCCACCGGCCGGCCGTTGTGGGTCCAGACAACCCCACCATTGGAGTAGTCAATCGTCGGCATGCACGAGTCCGGGTGCCAGACATCAACCTGAACCGGGACACCACCACGCCGATCAAGAACGTCACCCATCATGTTGCCGCGCATCAGCCACGACATCATGATCCGATAAGCCCAGTCCTCCCTACCTACCTGGTCACCACCAGGGTCATCAAGGTATCCCGGGGCCTGCCGTTGACGCCGATCTGCTCCAACACCGCTGAACACACCAAGCGGAAGCTCGGAGGACAGCGAAGCGAATAGATCGGAGGCAGACCCGACAGCGATTGACCGAAGCGCATCGCCGATCGTCGAAACGCTAATCGTGTCATACGTGCTGCCACCAGACAGGTACTCAGACAACGACAGCTGTCCGGCGATTGTCTGGCGCCGCTCACCACCAGGGGATGCACTGCGGACCCAGAAACTCACCGCGGACCACCCTCAACCATCGTTTCGTCCCTGGCCGGCCGGGATGCCGCACGTTCCTGCATGCCCCGGGCGATGTCGTATGCCAACAGCGCGACCCCGGCAACTATCGTTGCTGCGGGCCGAGACCACTGGGCAACGCCGGCCACGACCACGACCGGCCCGGAGACTCCGGGACCGTACTGCCGGACCACGGCAACCACCCGCCCAGCAACATACGCCCCGCTACCAGCCAATCGCTTTGGATCCATGACGACAGCGTACGGCGATCTTCTACGCTGGGTCGAGGACGTGTACCCTGCCCACCTCTACCGGATCGACCCAACGATCTGCTCAGCTGTCAGCGGATGCTCGTCAAGCAGCGCCCGGCGCTGATGCCATCCCCACCGGGCCAGACTCGCGCCGAACAACGAACTGATGTCATCAGGTGAGGACCGCCGTCCCCAGGACTGAGCTCCGTCTCCAACGTCCCGGAGGACCGCGATGCCTACCGCCGCGTTCAAGCGGGGGTCATCGAGATGCGCGAACTCCTCGACCTCGGAATCGTCGTCAACCCCGTCTACCGCCACTCCTCTCCGGGACGCGGTCACCTTGACGGCATCAATCAGCTGAGCAGTTGCCGAAGCATCCTGCGGTAACCCCGTGACGAGCAGGTCACCACGGCGCGGCTGTTGTTCCCCTGCCGGCCGATCGCCCGGGTCCGGGATCCCGGCCTGCTTGATCGCGTCGATCGTGGATGCCAGAGGACCACGTGACGAAACGACGATGACCAGCGGATTGTGTGACTTGCGGAGTTCCGCGAGCCGCTCAGGCACCCATGTCACTCCGGCGCGCCGGTCAACGACTTCGGCCTGGCCGACTCCGTCCGACCTAACCCCGTAGACAGTGATCGAGGCCCATGCCCGGCCCGGCGCAGCATCGGCCCCGATCGCGACATCGACCGGCGCCAGCGACTCGTTACCACGCGCTTCCGGCTCCGCACAGGCCTCCCACGCAGCGTCCGGGATCGGTTTTGACTTCCTGGTCCGGTACGGCGGTTTGGGCCATGCGCCGAGCTTTTCTAAAGTGAACGTGCGTAGCGACATCGCCCGAGCTTCCCTCGCTACCTGCTCAATCCGTTGGAGCCGGCCGATCGCCGGATTGTGCCTCTGCCACAGTTCCGGGTCCTTCCGGATCGGTAGCAACCCGTCGCGCTTACGGTCTGCGTCTACCCGCTCGGCGTCGTCAACCCACCACTCGGGACCCCAATCCAGGTAGCAGAGCTCATCATCGGTCAGCACATCAGGGTCCTCGGCGCGTGCCCGTAGGTCGTACATCACCTGGCCGGTGGCTGTCTCCGGATCCACCCGCATCTCATCTATCGAGTCCGGTAGAGGCGGCGACGACGTGTACCACAGCTGTGGATCATTACGTGTTCCCATGATCGGAACGAGTGCCCCACAGAACGTACGGGTCAACCCATACGCCTCATCCAGAAACACGCAGTCACCAGCAAGACCACGAGCCGCATGCTTGGTCCTCGTGTGGAACTCGATTCTCCTAAGACCCGTCAGCTTCTCTCGGCTCTCGCCGTACAACTCGATCGCCATGTTGACGTGGCTGGTCAACACCCTCTTGACCTGCCTACGAAGGTCATCAGACGAGTCGTAATACAACATCATCCGTTCCTGGGCATCAGTCACGGTCTTCAACCTGGTCGCAGTCCAGACGATCCGTTTCTCCCCGAACAAGTGCACACCCGCAAGCGCACGGGCCTCAAGAACACCACCCTTACCCATCTGTCGGACAGCCCACAACGCGACTTCGAAAGCGGCCCACCGACGCTGCCCATCAGCCGACACCTGCTCACCGAGGGCATCGACCAGGTGGGCACGCTGATACGGCTGCAAGACCAATACCCCAGTCGACTCCGCAAGCTCGATCGCCTCCGTCCCCGATGAGCCAACCGCCGCCGGAACGATCCGGACCCTGGGCTCATCCCGACCGCCGGGCATCCCGTCGCCTCCTGAGCTCATCATCGACCGCAACCGGGTCCGGAGCGATCGGCGCGTCAACAGCTGGCCGGGACACCGGCATCCTCTTGTCGATCAGCCCAAGAATGCCCGACAGCGCCTTGACCAGGGTCGCGATCTGTCGCGGATCACCAGCTGGCCGGCCGCACTTACACGGGCAACCTTCCGCGTGGGAGACGTACTGCGCGTCGAGCTGCTCGGCCAGCTGGTCACGTAGCCGCTTAAGGGTAGCTGTCGAATCGCCACGCCGAGCGACAGTCAGCAACGATGCTCGCCTCGTGGCCACGACTGGTCACTCTCCTTTCCCTGGTGCTTGGTTTCCTGCGTCCCTGTACTCACAGCCATATCCCAGAAGCGACGATCGCGTACAGACCCGAGGCCGCTACCAGTGCTCCTCCGACGATCGCGATCGGCAGCATGTCCAACCCGACCGGCTCAACCCATATGTTACTTTGCGTGACACGGATCTCTGAGGTATGCCGCACGCGGAGCGTAACCATCTCGTCGTGACGCTCGGCAACCCTCTCCGTGACGTCGCCACGATCAACATGACTCAGCGTGGGGGTCAAAAATAGGGGAGG